CTACAACTGCTTTTATCGAGTCTAATAAAGCTCAACCATTTATTTTACAGGATGGTTGGGAACTTGAGTACACTGTTGATGGTATATATGACGAACTTGTCTATTTTCGCGCTCAAGATTTTACTAACATTAGTGCAGCCCTTGCTGAAGAAATTGCTGCTACTATAAACAGACAGGCTCAACACAGTTCTGCTGAAAGTTACTACGACAATACCAACAAAAGTTTCTACGTAAAGATATTTACTAACACTGTTGGCTCAAAAGGATCAATACAGATGGTGGGCGGTAGGGCAAACATTGCTTTACAGTTTAATGGTTTTATTTCAAATGCTGGCTTAGGCACAAACACACAGTGGGTCGTTACTAAGGTCGGAGATAAAATAACTTTTCAACACGTTGGTGGTAGCTCTCCAGGGTTAAACCAACTTCAGGTCGGTAATGTATTTATATCACTACTTTCTGGGAATATAGGTTCATTCCCAATCACTAACATTGATCTAAGTAACAATAGTTTTACATTTGTTAACCTGTTTGGCACTGCAGGGACGTACACACAAACAGATTCTATACAAACTAAGTTCTTTGTTGCCGAAAAATTCGTATCTTTTACTCAGGATGTTCGTGCAACTACGTGGGAAGTGACACCTGGCGAAGTCATCGTAGAAATTCCAGCAACTCCTCCAGTCGTTAAGAGATCACTTATCGGTTCTGCGCATATCAACGGCTCGGAAAGCACAGTACTCGCTACGAACAGCCAAACGTCGTTGACGGTGGCGGATGCATCACAGTTTCCTATGTCTGGGACATTTTGGCTGCAAGAAGTTGAAGAAATTATCACCAGGTACGTCACTCCGACGCAAAACACGGTTGCAACTAGCACCTTTAACACTAGGTTTCAAGGAAGACCTATTGAATATACTTATGCGAGTAGACTTGTACTAGAGACCTCAGGTAACACTATCGCTGGTAGTAACATAATTAGTGGATTAGGTTCAACTACTGGCCTTGCAATTGGCCAGGGCGTCTTTATGTCTGGTGTGCCATCCTATGCACTAATAACTAGCATTCTAGGTGACACAGTGACGATAGATTACCCTGCAACAGCTAGCGGAATTGGTACTATAGTGCAGTTTGCTGGAAATGTCCTCAACGGTATTACTCCAAGTTTACCACCATTAGCGACCCTCAATGAGAACAACATAACTAACTTAGCAAGAGTAAGTGATATTATTACAGCAACTACTATTGGACCCCATGGATATAAAGTTGGTGACTTAGTGTCTATATACGGCACATCTGGTATCATTAGCACGACTTCTACTGGTACCGTAACCACAGGATCAGCTACTATTACAGGTGTTTCACCTGTCGCAAGTGTTTCACCAGGAGAACTTATTGTTGGAGCAAATGTTCCATTAGGAACACTAGTAAAAGAAGTTGTAGGAACTACAATTACAATGACTGAGAATGCAACTGGTAATGGCACAGAAACTATAACCTTTAATGAGAACTTAAATGGTACTTTTGTTATAACTTCAATTACTGATAACACTTTTACTTATGAATCTATAGGTTTAGACGGTACAGCACTAATAGCTGGAATATCTAGAGTTGATACCATTGGTATGGCTCCAACTGGCTCTTTAGTTCTGATAACAGCAGCCCTACCATCAAGTTTTACTAGAATCATTGGTCCTTATGTTTGGGACTTAGCAGCACCATTTGTGCTATCTAACAATGTAGCAGTACTTAACCAAGTTATTCACGCAGGTCAGACTATTCCACTTCTTAACTTAGAAACAAATACCATACCTACTACTGGAGGTTTTGTTGTGTTTGACTACGGTTTAAACACCCAAGAAGGCCCAGTTAAGTACCTTTACACACCAAACAACACAGCAATCGTCATCGATCCGTCTTATATATTTCAATTTAGCCACACAATGGGGTCTACTGTCATATCTATAGATAATAAGGGTCCCCACATTATGAGTGGCGTAGGAACTGAGTATCCACCTTATATAACCAACCCATCTGAGGTCAGAGTTACACTTGAAAACCTTATTACCTCTGTAGCTTCTGCTGGAATTTTTATCGACTTTTTGGTAAGATATCCAGAGCAATTATATGCCCTTTATAACACTTATCAGGTAGTGTAGCATTGACTTAGGACAAGGTAGAATAGGGATTATGGTCAAGAATTGTACAAAATGTCAAATTGACAAAGAACTCAAAGAATTCAGTCAACGAGTTGAATCCAAGGACGGATTTAGAAATCAATGCAGAGCGTGTTGCGAAGCTAAAAAGAAAGAGTGGAAACAGCGCCACCAAGAAAGAGAGCAGCAAAATAACGCGCGATATTATCAGGAAAATAAGGCGGTTGTGGGACTGCGGGTGGCACAATATCATAGAGAAAGACTTCAGATAGATATTGGTTACAAATTAGCACACTCCTTGCGCAAGAGAACAAGAGAAGCTTTTATATTAGGCATAAAACATAATCAAAGTAATAACATGGCCGGCTCTGCTGTTAGAGATCTAGGTTGTACACCTCAAGAACTTAGCGTCTACTTAAAAGATAAATTTTGGCCCGGTATGACCTTTGAAAATTACGGAGAGTGGCACATAGATCATAAGACACCACTTTCTTCTTTTGATTTAACAGATAGAGAACAATTTAAAGATGCTTGTCACTATACCAATCTTCAACCTTTGTGGGCAAAAGACAACCTGAAGAAAAGTGATAAAATATGTTAAGTGTAGTGATAACGAGAATATAACATGGCTGTACTTGGACGACTATTAATTAGCTCTGCAGAGCGCTTAGATTTACCTGATTTACTCAGTATTGACTCTTATTCTGCAGGCGATTGGCGTTACTTCATCGACACCTTAGTTGGTGAAGATACTCCCTATATTATCAAAGGATTTGACGTCGTCAATCCCGGTCTTGCCATTGGCACCCAAAGCATTTCAATTAATATTGCAGATTCAGCGATGTATTATCCCGGTTCTGGGGCAGGATCTTTCTTCTATGGTCTACCAGCTGGAAATCCAAGCGCTCAACCATTAGTTCCATCGTTGATTTTAAATGCTACTAATTATATTTATTTAACATTTACTACTTTTAATACAGCCGAAGACACGAGAAGTTTCTGGGATCCAAACGCTAACGGTGGTACCGGAGACGAGTTTACACAAGAAGTAAATACTGAGTCAGTAATTCAGGTTCAAGTAAACGTGTCTACTGGATCGTTCCCAAGCAATACAGTTCCTGTTGCCATTGTGGCAGTAGGTGCTACTGCTGTCACAAGCATCGAGGACGCACGTCCTATGATGTTTAGGCTTGGAACTGGTGGAATCTCCCCTAATCCGGCCAATAGATTTGCTTGGCCAGCAATCCCAAGCACACAATTTGAACAGATGGAGACGCCGATCACGATTACGTCTTCTTCGCAACCAAATCCATTTCAAGGCGGCGACAAGAATATCACGTCCTTAAAGGAGTGGATGGATGCCGTCATGTCGCAGCTCGCTAACCTAGGTGGTACACAGTACTGGTACGAAGACATATCGACATTTAGTTTGATCAGTCTTTTCAATGATCTAAATATAACCTTTTATTCTAAAGGCAAATATCAACATAGTTCATCCATCCCCGGTCGTCTTACTTGGACTGAAGATCTTGTAATCAAGAGTTTGACATCACCAGTTGACATCATCATTCGCGCTGGCACAATCAATATGCCGGATGAGAATGTTGCTTATATCTCTCCTGTAGTACATCAGCCAATTAATGTTCTCAATCAAGCAGTATTGTGGGCAAATGGTTCGCAATATATAAATACACCTAACGGATCTATCGGCTATTTCAGCAATCTACATCAAGGCGATTTTATAAATGCGGCTGGTGATCCTGGTACGCTAGTACTACAAGTTGTTCAATTCTATTCTGGAACAAATGGTAGTGGCTCTGTAACTACTCCAGCGAATGCCAAGTCTGTCTTATTAAGCGGTAATTACCAAGGTAGTGCTACACTTCAAGTTGCAACATTTGACAAAGGTATATATCTTGCCTCAGATGTAATAATTCAATCTAGATCTAACCCTGCAATCTCTGCCGCCGGTGGAAACTTTATATGGTTAGTGCTACGTAGTGACACTATTGAAAATATTGGTAGTGTAAGTTCTGTTACTGTTTCTGGCACTCTTACAGTGACTGATGGAACTGCAGCATCTCCTACTGGAACTGTCGCTGAAGTTGTAGCCACCGCTCACGGTTTGGTCGACGGCGATCGTATCACTGTTACTGCACCAGTTGGACAAGCAGGAACATACACTGTTGAGGTCATTAACGCTAATACATTCTTCTTCAATACTACAAGTACAGCTGCTGGTGCATTCACCGGCTTCTATGGGTTATGTACTACAGCTGCAAGATTTAGCGCAGGCGGTTGGCAGGTTGAATCTGCTAATAACGGCTTTGAGTCTGGTGAAACAATCAATATCGCTGGAACTACTAATTTTAACGGCGAGTATGTAATTAACTTTAGGACTGCAACACAGTTTGAGTTTCCAATTGCTGGATTAGTACCACCAAGTCCACCACCTGGAAGTCCAGTTCTTGCTACTGCTGCTAGCTACGCATTATTAGCAAACTCAACAATTACTAACGTTGGATCAACGGTCATTACAGGTAATTTAGGTTTATATCCTGGAACCTCTGTAACTGGCTTCCCACCAGGAACTGTTTCTGGCTTACAAAATATAACTAATACTGCAGCAATGCAAGCTGAAATTGATGCTTTAGCTGCATACACTGACATATCAACACGTTCAGCAACAGTTATTCCATCTATCCTTGATGGGCAGACTTTGAATGCCGGCGTATATAGATTTGCCTCCGGATCTGCATCCTTAGCTGCTTCTGGACCTGGAACTTTAACGTTTAATGGTTCTGCAACAGATATTTTTGTCATTCAAACTGCATCTACTCTTACAACTGGCGCAGGTGGCACACCAACTATAGCTTTTACTGGTGGTGCTCTAGCATCTAATGTATACTGGGCAGTTGGTTCTTCAGCAACACTTAACGTTAGTGGTACAGGCACGTTTCAAGGAACACTCATCGCACACGACAGTATCACCCTCGATGGCGGGAGCGTAAACGGTAGTTTATGGGCACTAAACGCTGCAATCACTATCAGTAATGCTTCTACAGTGACCACAGCAATTCCTGTTGGACCTCCATCCCCTGAAACTTCTGGAACTGCAACTCTTGCTCGACTTGATGTTCGCTCTGAAGAGGGCATCACGAAAGTTGTTCAAGGCGAGACCATCGACATCGGCGAAGGCGATTCTGACAACATTCAAAGATTTATTGGAATGAGTTCTCTTGCCGAGACATATCCAGATTACTTCACTGGACCTTATAATACATTGTGGAATCTTGCTAACTATAATGGCAACATTAACGATAATTTAACTGCACGTGTAAGTAAATTAACAGCAATGATGGCAGATAAAGCTCAAGATAAAACCATCAAATATTTGTGCAATGCTGTAAGCGCAACCAACACAGTAAGTGGCAGCGCACAACAACTTACATTTTTAGCTGCATCAAGCACGTTAACAATATTACAACCTGGATCTCCAGGTAATGCCGTTATATCGTTACCAAGCATTTCACCAGGTATCTCATTACTGGCAAATCAATCTGCTTATGTGATTATTAATAGAAACGCAGCTAGCACGCCAAGCATAGTTGTTACTAATACAGCAAATATACCTATCGATGAGAATGTGATTGTTATTGCTAGTAGACTTGGTGATAATACAGTTTGGCTTTGGAATGGTGAGAATGTAATAACCACATTACCACTCACACCAACAAATTTAGGGCTTGTGCGTGTTGGTTTTTATGATCCAGTGAGCACAGCACTACCGACCGGTAGTGTAGTTATAGATGGTATTTCAATCGTTGCTGGGCAAACAGTGTTGTTCTCTGCCTTAAGCTCAGGCATAAATAATGCAATCTATATGGCTAATGGTACTGGTGGCACTATCACAGGTTGGACAGTGCAATACTCATTCAACGGGAATGCTGCACCTGCAAATGGGGACACTGTCATCATTACTAGTGGCAACTCCTTTGGAAATCAAGTTGGCGAGTTCAATGGAACTACATGGACGTTTAACGCAACCGTAAGATATTTTAACGGCATAAATTACTATGAACAGGATGCAATTGCGGTAAGTACTCTTACTGATAACACAGTTAATGGCACCGTAACAAGTTACAACTACCTTGGAAGTGAATACGCAATCATTGATTTCTCTATTCATAGAGGAGTAAACAGGGACACTGGTACTATATTCGTAACAACAGATGGCACTAATGTTAAAGTTGCAGTAGGTGAAGCTTACATTGGTGATAGTGGTGTAAGTTTTACAGGGGCAATAGTGGGCGGTGTATTTTATCTATATTACACAACTACGTCTACCGGCGTTTCAGGAACTATAAAATTTATGGTTCGTAGGTGGTCAGACGCTGCTGGTGGGCCGGCTGGTGTACCTAGTTATAGTGGATCTTCTAGTGCAACCACTGCTGCAGGGCCAAATGAGTCAATTCAATATAATAGCGGTGGTCTGTTAGATGGTAGTAGTAATTTCTTACTTGATACAGCTGGAAATTATATTGGCATTACTGGGGCTATTAACCTAAATGGTCTAAGTCAAAGCATCTTGTCTGCTCCTATAACGCTGTTGGACAACCAATCTTTAGCGCAAGCTTTATTCTCATACCCCGCAGCTTCGTTTCCATATGTAGTTATAGAATACTCTGTAGTTAGAGATGGTTTTCGCAGATTAGGAAGACTACTAGTAGCAAACGATGGTACTATCACCTCAGAGAGTGATGACTACATTGAAACTGCTGTTACAGGAGTAGTATTGTCTACTATCATAGTCGGTAGTAGTGTAGTAGTTAAGTATACGACAACCTCTACCGGGTTTAACGGGACGTTCAAGTATTCTGGAAGGGCATGGAGCTAATATGGCTGGTCCCAACACCCTCAACTTTGGCAGCAAAGTACAGTTTTTAAACGGAGCAGTATTTATAAATGGGGCGCCTATATCGCTTCCAGCATCAGGAAGTGATCCGGGAACAGCTACTTCCGGTAACATATATTATAACTCGATCAGTAACACTGTTCGTTACTATAATGGAACAACTTGGATTAGTCTCGGTGCTAGTAGTGCAACTTACACTGTTAATACGTTTATCTTAGGCAGTGGCAACATAACTGA